AAGTAGTCTCAACGCTCGATACATTGGCCACCGGTTCAACTAGAACGCATCGGTACGCATCATCGGATTCAAGCCATGCCTGATATTGTGCGTCGCTTATCGTCATGCTCGTTTAACCTCGCGATAAAAAGCCTGTTTCTCGCTGCCTTTAACAATGTGTTCCGCAGTACGCTTGCCTGAATCGGCCACGGTGCGGGTTAGCGCCAATATGAGCCGGTTCGTTTCCTGCAGCTCTCTTTTTAGGTCAGAGTTTTCTTGTTTCAGCCCCCGTATGCCCTCAGCCATATCGTCCATGCTTCGCGCAGGTGTCACCGCCTCAGCCGGATGCAACATAGCCAAACCGCCGCGTTGCACAAAGTCAGTTCCGCGTTCAAACATCGGCAGGTTATTGGCAGTTACCCAATTCTGAATATCACTTAGTGCGATCCCTGTGGCATCAGATAGCCTTTGACTGCTTACTCCGTATTCTTGAGCTTTGTCGTAGATCAACTTCCAATCGCCGTAATTCGCTTGCACAAAGTCATAAATCTGCTGATTGCTAACTGTGGAAGTGCCAGGAAATTGGATAATATTGCTCATGTCAAAATTGGCCTGGGGCATTGTCAATACTTGCGGAGGTTGCACGTTCGGCGTGCTATAAATTGGTGCCGGTATCGCACTCTGAGCGGCGTTGTACGCAGATTGAGCCGCAGCCAGATTGTTGACAGCCTGGGCAACCGATAAAACGCTGTTATTGATCGTCCCCAGCGCACCAAGTTGACGTTCAGCGTCGCTGGCCTGTTTACCGGCTGCTGCTGCCGCCTGATCGTATAAGCCTTTAACAAACGAATAATCAGCGGTGTATTGGCTGCCGGATGCATTGACCAGTTTTGACGCTTCCAGAAATGCGCTGCCGGCTTGCTGCAATTTTTCGTAATCGCCAGACTTGGCCGCAGCCTGTAACTGTTTGTTTGCTTCCTGATATTTCTCCATGGGAGTGAGTGGAGATGCCGCGCTAAGTGCAAGTGCGTTGCTCGCGTTTCTCATTGCTTGCTCGTAGTTCCGGTATTTATCGACCGTTTGCTGTAGCGTGTTTACTTCTGCCTGTCGCGCTTGATTAAGCTGGTTTTGCGCTTCGGTTAATGCGCTCTCAGTATCTTTCAACCGACTCTGAGCCGCACTGATAGCGTCCTGATTGATAATCTCTGCCATCGGAGCCACGAAATTCTGCGCAGCTTCCGCGCTCGCTTCTATACGGTCGTGAACGCTGTCGAACAATCCCATCAGATTGCGAGCGGCGGCGTTATTCTGCGCGGTCATGTCTTGCAGGATCGCAGTAAATCCAGAGCGTGAGATATTGGGATCAATACCGGCTTTAAACAACTGATTGGCTAGATTCTGCGAGTCATTAGCGAATTGCTGGTCAGGTGTCAGGAAGTTCTGTTTGAAGAAGTCTGCCTGTTGGTTGAATTGCGGATTGTCTGTAATGAATTTAGCCAGGTCAGCTGGTGACGTGGTTTTAAGCAGGGTAGATATTTGCTGCATCGTCAGGCCGAAATCAAGCCCAGCCTGAACCAATCCATCAACAGATACAGATGCGGCAGTGGCTACGCCATTCAGGCCGCCAACGCTATCCGATAGCGTAACAATTCCGCCGTTTACCTCGAAGAAATCTTTGGCCAGCAATAACGCTAAACCACGCGTTTCTTCCGAAGCATTGGCGAATTCACCCTGCCCCATAACCAGATTGCGGAATTGCTCCGCCGTCAGATCTGAACTAACCCCAAGATCGTTCAAGCGTTTAGCTAGGTAATCGGTTTTAACTTGCAGCCTTTCACTAGCTGTCAGGAAATTTTCGGCAAAAGAACCGGATGCGCTGAGCAATCCTTGGATGCCGCCCATTTTCTGCACGAACGCGGTTATTTCTTCGGTAGGAAGATCGCGCAAAATCTCCATGATCTCGTCAAAGCTGTAACCAACGTTACCGAGTACAGTACCGACCGCCACAGCACTCTGATTAGTGAGCTCCAGCTTTTGGGTAACGCTGTCGATTACAACGTCCAGTCCACCAAAAGCTTCGGTCAGTTGATTAGTGCCACCGTACAATTCAACATATTGAGCCGTTAATGCAGCCGCAGCCGCTCTTGTTTCTTTTGATACGCCGGAGAATTCGCCAACTCCCTGAACCAAGTCTTTGAAATCCTGTGCGGTCAGATCAGATCTGATGCCCAAATCGGTGAACTGCTTCGCCAGATAATCGGCCTTCGTCTTCGCCAATTCCGCGCCGTTCAGGAAGTTTTCAGCAAACGACGCACTAGACGAAAGCAACGCATCAATGCCGCCGACGCTGTCAACAAACGCAGATATCTTTTCAGCAGGAACATCACGCAAGACCTGCAGGATGTCATTAAAGCTATAACCAACATTAGCCATGACTGTTCCGACCGCTACCATCTCGTCTTTTGATAGAGTCAGTTGGTTTGCCAGATCGCCAATCGACGTACCAGCAGCATCCGCAGCCGTTTTAACATCGTTAAAAAGTGGCGCGATGTCCAGCAGAGAAATGAGCATTTCTTCCGATATGCCGTTGACCTGGCCGAATGACTGCACAAGGTTTTTGAAATCCTCTTTCGTCATGTCCGTGGACAATCCAAGCTCGCCCATTTGCTCGCCCAGCAATTCCGCGTTACGCTGGATAATCTCTGAGCCATCCAGGAAGTTCGCAGCGAAATACTGCGCTTTTGAGTTCAGCGCATCGATGCCGCCAGCGGCTTCTATGAATGCCGTCCTGCCTTCTATGGATGATTGCTGAAGCACCGTTCTTGCGGTACCAAGGGAAACACCCAACACCGCAGAAGCGCTGACCAGAGCGTCAAACTCGTTGCCAATCCGCAGAGCTGCATCAGCCGCGCTTTCTCCAGCCTTCCTGAATGCATCAATATTCGGTATTACATGCCGCGCCATCGTGTCAGCCATATCGGCCAGAACGCCGCTGATCTGCTCGTCAGTCAGTGACTTGCCTTTTTCCGACGCGATGTTGACCCCGTAGTAGAAGCCTTCCATCGCATCCTTGCCCTTGCCAAGCGACTCCCCAACTTTCTGCATTGATTCGGCAGTGGAGGTCGTTACATCGTCCAGATACTTGCCTAGTTGCATCGCAGCCACCGCAGCTTCACGCGCGAACGGCTCTAATACTTTGGATATCCCACCCTCAACCAACCCTTTATATTGATTGAGCAATTCTCCGGTATCAGTGTCGATCATAACGCGGTCAACCTTGCTGCTTCGTGCTAAACCACCTTGTGCCTTGAATTTCGTACTGGTAATGCCGCTGAACCCATCTGATGAGAAGTCACCGATTAGATTTGTTTCTTTTTGTTTTAGTGGGCCGCGTCCGAATAATGCAGCCATGAATCCGCCAATAACCGGAATCATCTCTGCGCCGCCAAGTTTCTTATCGCCAGCAAGCATCCTGCCTATGGTGTCAACCGCAGCAAGCGCAATAGCTGGTCCGGCCACAGCCGCGAATGATGATCCCATTGATGCCGCCGCGCTTGCGCCAGACGATTCCCATAATGCAGATGCCCCAGCCTGTGCCGCCGCTTGTGTGCCAGTTACACCCATGCCACCGAAAAACGACCCAACCGAACCGGGCAGCATTCCACCAACTTTACTTAGCATCGATGTCGCACCGAATCCGGTATTGAACAAGCCCATCGCATTTGAACCAAGGCTGGCAAGGTTCAATGCGCTGCCAAGACCGCCCGCTGCACCACCAGCCCCACCCGTAACAGAACCAAGCGCGCTGCCGATAAATGAACTTTCAAGCGATGCGCCAATATTGATCATCCACTTGCGAACCGTCAGCTGATAAAGCAGGTCGATGACAGCCATCTTGATGGATTGGCCGATAGATTCCATCGCAGACTTACCATGCGCGGCGAACTGAACAAATGCGTTCTTGCCTGTCTGCTCAATGTTTGACCAGGCGGCATTCCACTGTTGCGCGTATCGCTGAACTTCTTGCTCTTGCATAAGCTGTTGCTGCAATACGGCGGTTTTATCCAGGTCATTTGCATACTGGATATAGGCATCATGCATATCGCCAGCATAGACAGCCGCATTTCTAACAGCGGTTGCCGTATCTCGCTCTCTTGCCCCAGCCATTGCGATAATCTGTTCACGCGTCATGCCTATCTGAGAGTTTTGCTGTCTCAGCGCGTCTACTTGTTGCTGAATGCTGCGAACTTGGCTGTTTCCTGCGCTGGCCAATGCTTCAGTCTGTTCCCGCACAAATCGTTTGTTCTCAAGTAGCCGCTCGCTCGCGCCCAACTCTTTCAGCGTCAGATCAATCGTGTTTTTCTGAGCGTCATTCAGCTTTAACAGGCCGCTGGATATTTTTGTTTCAATATCAACGCGTATTTTTTCTGTTTCGGTGAGTTTCTTGCTGGCGTTTGTTTCAGCAGCATTAACCGCTGTCTTTTCTTTGATAGAGTTAATCAACCGCTCGTATTCAGATACCTGCTTTTTAACCGCTTCCGTGGCTTTTGCTGTTTCAGCAGTCTGCTTTTTGGTCGATTCAATGTTATTGTCGCGCCCAGTCACCTGCTTAGTTAGCATTGACTCAACGATAACCCGCTGGTTGAGCTGATCAACGTATTTCTCACCGTCAGCGTACAGCGCCTTCAACGCCACATCGGCATTTTGGAATACTGTGGTTAGCCCGGCAAAATCGCCGCCTTTGATCTTTCCGAAGCCATCAGAGATCATCTTGAACAAGATGCCGAACTGGCCTGTTGTCACCCTAACAAGATCAGCCAGACCGGCAAACTCAACGCCGATTCGGTGGCTCCAGTCTTTCAGCTCACCATTGGCCGCCAGATCATCAATTACCGCGTTCAAATCCTTCAGAACGCCGGTATAGATGGTTACAGCAGACATTGCTGCGTCATCGAACACAGCCCCAGCCTTAACTTTGAGGTTCTCCAGCAAGCGTTCTGTCGACCGCATCATCTTGCCAGCGTTTTCCATCGATGCTTCGTATACGCCCATCAAAGCAGGAGCTTGTTCCAGCACGACATTCACCCTGGCTTGCATTTTTTGCTGCTCGCTCAATGCGGAGGTGGTAACGCCAAGCTCTTTAGCCAGTCTTGCGTAGGATTGCTCGAAATTGGCGTTAATGCCGATAGTGCGCAATACCTCGGTTTGTGCCGAAGTAATACCGTGGATCATTGATTCCAAGGCTTGTGATGAATTCATCTGCCCGACAACTGCGGCATCTTGCGCCAGCCTGGCCAGCTTGGTAGCGTCCGCAAGGTCAATATTCGATTGAATAACCCTGGTCATTGTCTGGCGCGACTCGATCATCGAAATGCCTTGTTTCTGCAAGGCAGCCGTGGCCGCGTCAACGTCTTTCTTTAGAACGCCTTGATTCCTGCTGACCACATCCAGAACAGTACCAAGTTCACCGTAACGCTGGCTTAACGATGCCGCTTCCTGGATATACTTACTGATACCGATCGCAGCGAATGCGCCAGCAGCCAACTTCAGGGCCGAGGATAACTTGTCTGATGCGGTCGTGATCCCGTTTGTTGCGGTTTCAGCGCGCGCACCGGCAGCCGCTAGGTTATCTAGTGATATCTTCCCTTTATCAATCCCGGAAGAATCAAAAGCTACGCCAATCGTTGCTATATCAGTTGTCATTTGCAGACTTCATCCATTCGTTATCAATCGCCCTGATTGCTCTCAATTCCCACGGTTCCAGCTTGATTCTAGATATTTCACACCAGTCTTTTATGCCGGTGGAAGTGATCGCGCGGCGTGACATTCCGTCACTGCCGCGTTCCATATGCAATTGAAGAAAGTATCCCCAGATATTCGCGCCCAATTCCGGAAGCGGTAGAGCATCAGCAAGCTGCTGTGGCATGATTCCTGATGCCTGGTAAGCCATCATCAAGTGATCCTTAAGCGTTGCGCCGTCTTTCTGTGGCTTGCTGAGTTCAAATTGACACTTTGAGTATTCAACTAACTCAAGCGTCAATTCGGCATAAAATTTGCTAGATCGCCTATAGCGTCATCAAGTTGCTTGCGGATCCACGCCCGTTCGGTCAATATCTTTTTCGCATTGGCAACGTTGTATTCAAGTTCTTTGCCATCAAAGCAGATGATCTGTTTATCGCCAGTTCTCCAACCAACTGAACAGACGATTAATGTTTCGATATTCTCGGCTTCGGCATCTTCAAGAGTCCTGACTTCCAGATCGCGTCCACGCTTTTCAGCAAGCGCCTTCTTACGCAGCATGGCGTTCACTTTGTCGCGGATATAGTCGTTGTAAGTGTCAGAATCCCTGCCTAAAACAGTCCAGAATATTCCCAGAGGTTCATTGGTTGCTGGATGGCGTAATTCCACTTCAACGCCCTGATTACAAGCTGCAACGGTATCAATGCTCGCCAAATCTATAGCTGCGGTTTTTTTCATGTGGTTTCCTGTCGTAGAAATAAAAAAAGCCGCAAGCTGTTTATGCTTTGCGGCTTTATGTGGTGTGTGTTTGGTTAAACTGCGGCGCTGTCCTGCATCCAGTAACTTGTTGCGTAGCTGCTGGTTCCTGATCCGCCGGCGGTGTTTTCCAGTGCGGTAAATGGAACGGTCAGTGATAATCCTTTCTCGCCATCGTCCTTGCTCGCGCCGCCCAACTTGACCCGATGAAAAACGTGCGTCTGAACTGCCGCTGTTGCGGATGTGCCAGAGGTGAATGCGGCAACAATGGATACTTCAGTTTCGTTAAGGAAGTAATCGCGCATGGTTACGGAATCGAACAGAACCGTCATATTGCCGGTCACGTCGATCATTCCAGGGAATATGTCAGGATCGACGTTAGAACCAACAACTCCGCCAGGCGCGGACATGTTTCCGTTGATCTGGAAGTCAAGCGATGTGATTTGCCCTACCGCTACGCCGTCGATATAAACAGCGCCGTTCACTGCGGCCAGAATCGCCCCGCTGCTAACTGCTGTCGGTGAAGTAAAAACTGAAGCTGTGCCGGTGGTCATGTCCAGCCCAAGAATGCTGAAATCCACAGTCGCCATGCCGGTAGATGGCAGTTTTACGGCCATCGTGTTAAACACGCAGTTGGTGAATTGTTCTGATTGAGCGATATCGGAGAAGTTATGCTCGATAGTCCAGTAATCGCGCGCATGGCCGGTTGCTGGGATTGAGATATATTTACCGACTGGTGTGAAAGTAACGTCATGAGAAACACCGCCAGCGTCTGTTACAACCGCGTCACCATTAAGGAACACGCCTGTCATAACGGAAGAAGTTAACCCGGTAATGAGGAAATTCTTACTGTTGTTAGCAGTGGAACTCCAGCCAGTCCAGCGTCCAACCATGCCTACTTTAAGACCGGCAGTAAGGAAACCAGCGGATGTGTCAGTGAACGTTCCAGCTGCATCGGCAGCCGTGTCGGTGCCTGAGTTGTAGCCAGAAACAGCCGCCCACGCGCCGCGCAATGTGGAACCAATAAACTCCTGGTAAGTTCCTACCGACAACTCACCGCTGATCGACCCGTCGACGGATCGCACACCATGACGGAAATCAGAGCGCTGCATTGATGTCCGTATTTCATTACTTTTGTAAGTCGCTTTCTTCAAATCGAGTGTGGAAGTAACGCGCCGGTAAATCTGCGCCGATGCGCCGCTCGCTGCGCTTCCTAATCCACTTTGTTTCTTTGCGGTCAACTGCTTAAAAACGCCTGATGCTATCGTGCTCATAATGACTCCTCTGGACGAAAAAAAACCGCCAGGAGGCGGTCGGTTGAAATTTGGACGAAAAAAAACCGCCCAGAAGGCGGCTTGTTTTAAGAATGTTGTTTAATTAAACGTACGAATAAAAATGAATTGATACAGGTATTACATATAACCCAGGCTCGAATTGAGCCGGTGCTATTGATGGTGTCTTGCCGATGATTACAGTCACAGCGCCGGACGTAAGAGACAACCCACGGTAGAACCACGCTCGCAGCAATTCAGCCCTTGCCGCCGCGGTTGCTGATCCATTCCCGACCGGATAGCACAGCGACACCTGCATGATGCCGCTTTCCATCGCCATGCCATCGCCAAACGTTGGATTCCTTGTTTCTGATGGCAGGATGTTTACTCGCTGATAGCCTGTTGCGACCGTTGTGAATGAAACATTTTCCCATGCTGTCGGCAATGCGGGAGACATTGCGTTCAGTCGCGTTTCAAGAGCTTGTCTGATTAGTGCGTATGACATATCAATATCGCGCCGCTTCGTTTAACCATTGCTCGAACTCTGCTACTGATAGCCTGACCATTCCATTTGGCGCTTGTTGCGAATATCCATATTCAAGACGTGACGCATATGGCAGGTTGTTGACTAGATATGTAATGCCGCCGATCTGTGATTCATTAATAACGCTCCTTGCTGCGGATATTGTGCTGTTCCCAGACTTATCGAGAACTTCCAGCGTTGCGTTAGACATGGTCCCAGTGGTTGCAATCCAATTACCCCTTGCTCTACCTGTCAAAACCGGAGTTTTTAATATCACCGACTCAAAAACGCGCATTGTTGATTTTCTAACAACCAGATCAATGCGGCCCTTTGCCTTCTCAATGATCTTCGTAAAATCAGCTTTGAAATTTGTCATTGAATCCGCCCTTGCAGCTCGTAAGAGGCAATCTGTTCACCCGACCACGTTTCAATCACACGAATCACGCTATACGTTGCGCTTCCCAGCGTTATCGTGTCGCCCGGCTTTGGCGATGAACTCAAATCTATGGCGGCAACCGTGAATTTCTTGTCGCCGATCTTTACC